CCATCATGTCCTCAAGCGGGCGGTCCTCCAGCACATGAACCTGCGTCCAGACGCCCTCGATCAATTCTGCCGTTGAGCCGGTCGATACCTTGCCTTCCGGCACGTCCGCCGCGACAACAGGGCCCATGCCATATTCGACTCGGGTTTCGTCATCGAGATCGGCCGGGAAGGAAACGTTCGGGTTGTCCCGTTTCAGGTCGAAATCTGTGTACGGAAAGGCGATAGCCTCTCCGTCGGAGATTTTGGCGTAGAGCATTGCGGATGTCCTATCGGAAGCTCGCGGCGATCATCATGAAGCCGGCGAGCCCGCCAGTTGAGTCGCAGCTTACGGAAACATTCCCTGTCACCGCGACGGCAAGAGAACCCCCGCTCATTGAGGATGATGCAGTCACCGACCGACCATCGAAATTCTCGGTTACACCAGTCCATGTGTGCGTAGCGGATGACATGGCATCGACGGAGAACGCCGCAGCAACCAGAATGCCGCCAGCTTGCGCTGAACTCGACACGCTTGCCGCGTCCGTCGTGGTGCTGTCCGTATCCGTCGGCGTCGTGCTCTGGAGGCCGGCAACGGCCCACGTTGCGACCGCAACCCCCTGAGGATATGGGGCCGCCATTGTCACGACGATATTCGCGGTCGTTCCGGATGCGATGACGGTGTTCGTGAGCCAGAGAGACAGATGGCTATTGCTCGCTCCTGCGTTAACATCCGACCCGATTTGGGTACACGAGACACCTGCAACGGTTACTGATGACACATCTGCTTGGGAGGCTCCCCCTCTGCAAGCCACCGCGACGATCACATATCGATCGGCGGCGGCCGTGCCGATAGCTACAGATGTAAAGGTATGCGAAGGCGTGCTCGGAGAAGCGGTCCCCGCATTGCCCGCATAGGTTACGCTTGCCGGCCGCGACGGCGTCAGCAGCTTTTTCTTCCGTGCCAGTATCCAGCTCATGCGGCATACTCACCAGCAGCCGCCCGCCACGTCGTTCCGCCGTCGAACGTGGTGAAGATAAGCTCGTAAACTTTCCCGCCGGTCAGCGTCGGCGCACTGCCACCGGCCCAATTGACGCCGGAGAACCATGTGATGGTGCCGGACGTATAGGTGAGCAGCAGGTACATGGTGAACTCGACGCTGGAAGGCACGTTCGACACCGTGAAAGTCGTATTTCCGGCGACCGTTCGGGTGTGGATATTCCCGGACGCATTGTTGAAACCCGTCCCGGATGTGGTCGCGATTGCCCCAGCAACCCTCGCGAACTGCTGCGCTGCCGTCCATGTCTGCGCAACATCGGTTTTCGCCGTGTCGGCGTCGTAGGCCTGCACGTTGGTGCCGATAACCAGCCCAAGATTGGTCCGCGCTCCAGCAGCATCGCTCGCACCAGTGCCGCCGTTCGCCACCGCAAGGTCAGTGCCGGACCAGTCGGCATTGTTGACGCTGCTCTTGGCCGCCAGTGCCCCGAGGTCGCCGGGTTGCACCGCCGTATCTGCCTTGCCGCCCTGCGCGGCGGTGGCAAATGACGCGACCGAACTGCCGCTATCCTTCAGCGTCTTCCCGCCCGTCCCGTCGAACGCGGCGAAGTTGTTGTTTGTCGATGAACCGGGGCCGGAGACATCGCCCAAGCCCGCGGCTCCTTGTGGTATTTCGAAGTTGAAGACAGCGGCATCGGACGTTCCGACATTGGTCACTGTCGCGGGGTCGCCGGGGTTGACCGTGGCCACGGTCCCGACCGCTATTGTTGCGGCGTCACCGGGATCGCCCTTCAGTGACGCGAGCCACGCAGTTTCGTCGCCGACAAAGCCGTCTTCAACCGCCACCTCGTAAGCGGACTTGCCCTCGTCTCCAGTATCGCCGCGCGGTATCTCGAAATCGAGAACGGCGCTGGTCGATGTCCCAACATTGGTTACGCTGGCATCAGAGCCGGGCGCCCCCGTCGTGACCGTGCCAACCGCAATCGTCGCATTGTCACCGGGCGGACCCGGAACGGTCGACGCGTCGCCTTCGTCTCCCTTGTCGCCTTTCTGCGCGACAAGCTCCCAATAGCTGTTCGCCGTCGTCGGGAGCGTCGGAGGCGCGTTGCCAGTCGTGTCTTGCAGCGCGATCCATGACGACCCTTGGTCGCGAACCACGTCGTTCGTGGAATAGGCCGTAGCGCCCGAATAAGCCCCGACGAAGCCGATTGTCCCTTCTGGACCTACAGGACCGCGCTGGACGGATTTGATCACCGCAGGGCCGTCCCTGACGACCACGCGGACGATTTTGGGATCGTCAGCCATTATTCGTCAGGGTCCGTCACCTGAACCCGTCCATAGACGAGTGTGGATGTCTTGGAAGAAATGGTGCGCTTGAGGGTAAACCGCTCCTGCACGCCGGCCATGAACAAAGCCGTTTGTGCATCGGAGAGAGATACCAGCACCTTGCCGTTGGCCGGAGTAGGCACGGTAATTGCCGCGTCAATCCCGCTCGTCAGCGTGATCGTCGCCGCCCCACCCCCGGTCGTGACGGAAAAGACCATCGTGGAGCCGGTAAGGTCGAACGCGTCGCCTGCCTCATCCTCGCAATGGAACTCGTAATCCTGATCGTCTCCGATCACGGCGTCGATGTTCGCCTTGCCCATTCCAAAACCTCAGGGAGTAGGACCGCGAACGCGGGACGATGCTCGCGCGAACCGGGAAACCACGTCTTCCGTCTGAAGGCTGTCGCGAAGACGTTCGTACATGGTTCCCCACGTAGAGACGCGCCCATCATCGCCCATGAACACTGACGCTTCGATCAGTGAGCCATACAGGTAAATGCCGGGGCATTTCTTCAGAAGCCAGTTCGTGTCGTCATCCGCCTCGTCGGGATGCTCGATCTCGCCGTAGTAGGAGAGGCTGACGCTCCCGGCGGCAGGCCATGTCTTGATCGTCTCGCCGACGATGGCGAAATACGTCGCGCACCCGCCGCCGTGCGGGTAGCTGTAGTCCCCGAAATTCGGTTCCACGGCCGCGAGAACGATTGCCCCCGCCCTTACCTCAATGAACTCAAGGTAATCCTCCGGCAGATCGCCCACACCATCGGTCAACGTGATGGTGGCCGACTTCACCATCTGCCGGCAGCGCAGTTCGCGATTGATACGGGAATGCGCCAGCGTCACGAAGGACGGGACGGCGGCCGTGAAATCAGCATCACCTGCCCGGTTTGCATGAACCGTGATTTCGTCCAGCAACTCGGTATAGTTGGAGAGTGCCATCAGAGATTGCCCCGGAACGTGCGCAGCTTCTGATTGTCGGAATCATTCAGAAAGCGCTTGATCCAGTCTTCATCCCGATCGTGGACGGCCTTGGCGAAGTCGCCGTGATAGTAGATGCCGTTCGGGATGGACGCGACGACGCGACCGTCACCCCATCGTTGCCCATAGGACGCGTTGTAGCGCTCACGGTTTGCCTCGATGACCGGATCGACGCGATAGACATGGCACACATGCGTCACGCCATTGTCGTCAGTATGGACCCATGCGCGGACATCGAACCGGCATGGGTCGGAGACGAGCTTGCCCTTGCCCTCGAAAGGGTCGGCGAGGAAATCCTCGTCCATGGTCAGGCAAGCGCCTTCGCGATCTGACGATGGGTGTTCGGCGTCGGCAGCGCGCGACCGTCTGCCAGAACGCGTTCCGCGTCGGTGACGTGCAGGATTGCAAGACCCGCCGAAATGCGCTCATGCCCGCGAGAGCCGTCCGAAGACTGCTGATCGAAGAACTTCCCGTCTTCGCCTAGCAGATAGCGCGGGACGTAGTTGCGCTGAAGCAGCACTTCGACCGCGCCATCGCCGACAGGCTTCGGTGCCGGTTCCGGCTGCGGAACCGGTTCGACTTCCGCCAGCAGTTTCAATTCTTCAAGGATTTCGCCCTTGGTGTTCGGGATGTTCTCGCCGATCAATTCCTTGGCGCGCGCCTTCCATTGCATGAAGGGGGCCTTGTCGGCGGCTTCGATAAGTTCGCGGGCAGACAGAGACATGATTGCTCCTGTGAGAATGGAAAGGGCCGCTCACGCAGAACGGCCCGTCCGGGTGGTGTTAGTCGTCGGCGCCCATGAAGCCCCAGACGTAGAAGGAGCCGGTCACATCGATGGTGGAGTTCGCATCGATGGTCGCGGCGGAGCCCGACCAGTTGAGGTACAGGTCGACCGCAGTTGCGGTGCCATCCAACGGGGTCTGCGCCGCAGTGACGGTCGTGGCATTGAGCCCGGTGGACGGGAGGGTGATCGACTTCGTTGCGGCGAAGTTGACTTCCGTGCCGGTCAATGCGCCATCGCCAGCGTCCGCCGCGGCGGAGCCGAACGCGATGACGAAGGCCGCGTCATTCGCCCCGCCCGTGAGCGCGGAGCCTTCCGTGAAGCCGCTCCAGGTGTGGGACGAGCCCAGCACCTGAACGACGCCCTCGTTGAAGTCGAATATCTTCAGCGAGCCGGATGAACCGGAGGCGGCGGCGTCGGTGACGGTCACGCGCGCTGCCGTGAAGGTGAACTTCATCGAGAAGAAGCGGCCGTTGACGCGGGCTTCGGTGATCTTGACGGAGCCGGACGCCGGCTGCGCCGCAATCGTACCAATGGAGGCGAGCTTGTCGCCCCATGCGGAGTTGTGAGGCATGGTGGTGTTCCTTCAGATCAGGAAAAGGAGAAAAGAACGGGCGACCGTAGCCGCCCGCGAACAATCACGATGATGCGCTCATGCCGTAGAGATCGGCCGCGACGCCGTGAGCCGCCTCATTATCACAAATGAGGGTTACCTCGGCCTTGAGGACGCCCGGAATGGCATCGCCGTCCTTCTTGACGTCCTTGTCCTCCTTGATGCGGCGGAGCCAGCCAAGGCGGGCCTTGCCGTCATCGATGAGGTAGGCGTTGCGGGCGAGCGACGCCCCGACGCGGGCCATCTGGCGGTTCGGGATGACGTCGATCCGGCCGAAATCGGACAGATAGACATCGGCCGCGCCGACGATGGTCCCTTCCGACTTGCCGTCCAAGGGCATGCGAAACGCAGCCACATTCGTGTCCGACATGAAGGTGGAGAAGACGCGCTTCACATAGGGGCTGACCATCAGCTTCTTCGGGCTGCCACCCGACTTGTAGGTGGTCTCGATGACGCCATCGAGGATGGTCTTCGTGAAGGCGCGCTGATCGCCGTTGGTCGCCGCATCAACCACGCCCGTAGACGAGTTGAAGCCGCCGGACGAGCCGTTCGTGCCCATGGAATCGTTCGACGCGAGCCATGCGCGGAGACCCGCCATGCGCGGCGGCACCGAGCCGGAGCCCGCAACCGAGGCCTGGTTCATGAGAATGGCCGCCTCGATGTCGATGCGGATTTCCATGCCCTTCTTGGTCTTCTGGTAGGCGACCTCGGACTTCTTGCCGGCCTTGTCCACCGCCTCCTGAGTTTCGGCAATCAGCCAGGTCTTGTCGAAGATCTGGGTGTAGTTGCCGACCTTGGAAGGGGCGTCGGTCGGATCGAACGTATAGGTGAAGCCCTGCACATTGGCATTCGACGTATCCGGCGTCGCCAGAGAGTCGAGAGGCCATTCGTGCTTGGTGGCTTTGACGGAGCGCGCGCCGCTGTTCAGCATCGAATATGCCGGGGTTTCGTCCGGCGTGATGAGGCTGATGAGGTCGTGCAGGTCTTCGCGGTTCGTCGCCGCGCCGTCGTAGGTATCGTAGGTGTTTACGAGTTGGGACATGATCCCGGTTCCTTCAATCGAGTTCTGCGACAAGGCGGGCGATGTCGGTCACCGACCCACCGGTTCTGCGCGCTCGGCTGATGAGTTCCTGCCGTTTGGCCGCTGCTGCCGCCTCCGCCGTCTGCCGTTTGCCGGGTTCCGCCACCGGAGGCGTTTGCGCCTGCGTGGCTGCCGGCTTCGGCTTTGGCGGCTCGGCTTTCAGCTTGCGGTACTTGAGCCCGTCCATGGCGAGATCGGCCATGCGCATGACGCGATGGTCGACCGCCTGACCGTATTCCTGCGGGGAGAAGCCCAAATCCTGAGCCAACTGCACATAGTCAGCATGGAACTTCTCCCGCTCACTCTTGTCACGCAGACGAGGAATGGCGGTGAAAAGGGCCTGCTGCTGTTCTGCGATGTAGGCCTTGGTCTGGACTGCCTGATGCTGCTGGTTTGCCTGCGCCTGTTGCGCCTGCGCCCATTGCAACTGCCGCAACTCGTCTATCTTGCGGTTCCGGTAGACAACGGCCTTCTGATACTCGGCCTGCTGTTCGAGGAAACCAACAGGATTGGACGGGTCATAGACGGGTGGTTCAGGCTCCTGCGGGATCGCCGCCTGTGCGTTGGCGATGGCCAGCGGGAGAGCCTGGGCAAGGAACTGCTCTTTCTGAGCGTGCTGGGCCTGAGCATCGCGAAACTGCTGCACGCGGGCAGTCAGTTCCCGTTCGATCTCAGGCAGCTTCCGAATCTTGTCGATGTTCTCGTTGACGAACTTCTTGTCGAACTCGAAGCCGTCACGCAGACGCATCTTCTTGTCCGGAGAAATCCGGTCCCAATCGATGAACTCGACCTCTTCGGGTTGAGTTTGCGCTTCTACCGCCTCTGGCCCCGTCGACACGGCCGCCTCAGCGGTCTCGGTCGCGGCCTGTGCGGTTTCCGCGTTGCTGGGGGCGCCCGCTTCGGCCGGATTGGCCGCCTCGGCGTCCTCATTGTCCATCCATCGCTGTGCTGCGTCATCGATAGACAGGATGGCCGGCATATCGCCCGCAGGCGCCGCCGTATTCTCCCCGCCCGCAGGCGCGGAAGTCGCATTTTCCGTTGTCATGGAAGATTCCCAAGTTCCACGGCCGGAAATCAGACCCGGCAGTGAGCGGACGCACCGCGTTCATGGACTTGTTGCGCCGTGTCGTGGCGCTGACGATGCGAGGCCGGAGCCTCGAATTACGCAATCTTCGGCTGCTGCCGGGCTATTACCTCACCTTCGCTCACGAAGGCCTGCAATTGGGCCTTTACGGCCCGAATGGCGTTGATCTGGTTGACTTTGTCCCTGCGCTCAAGGTCCATTTCAGGGCCAAGCGCCAGCAGGATTTCAAGATTGGCGCGCTCAAGTCCTTCCAGCGCGTCCTTCATCACGTCGGAATCCAGAAATTCCTTCGCGCGGCGCGCTCGGTCGGCAATAGCGAGGCGTTCAGCTTCGGTCATCAGACCCCCGGGGCCGTAATGTTGGTGTCAGCCACGGGCGGACGCTGGATCATCTGCATGGCGTTCGCCTCCCGCGTCAGTTGCGCCTCGAGAAGCATTTCTTCACGTTTCAGCGAGGCTTTCTGTGCGGCAATTTCCCGGTCCAGTTCGATCTGCGCAGCCGCCTTCTCGCGCATGAGCTGGATTTCCTGCTGGCCGCGCTCGCGATCAGCCTGCATCTGCATGGCAGAGCGCTCACGAGCCGCGTTGAGGTCTATGAACGCCTTTTCCTGCGCAAGTCTGGCGTCGGAAGCGGCTTCCATGTTCTTGCGCTCGATGTCGGCCTTGAGTTCGGCTTGCTGGAGCTGCAACTTCGCCTGCATCTCCATCATTCTCGGATCGGGCGGCGGCTTCTGCGCCGCCTGCGCGCGCATCTCGGCTATTTTCTCCTGCGAGATGTTCGGGAAATAGCTGTCCGGATTCGAAAGACCCGCAGCTTCCGCCATCTTGCGGTCGGTATCCGAGATATGGCCGATGTTGCAGAACTCGTTGAACGGGCCAAAGATGCCGACGTATTCCTTCTGCGCGTTCCGCACGCCCATGAGCACTGCGATATCGCGGTCACGGGTTCCGGTTCCGAGACCGACGTTCACCGTCACGTCCATGTCCGCGTCCCAGCCGCGCGGGTCCATCGCAACCCACTCGCCGCGCAGGCGTATCGTGCGCGGTCGGTCCTGATACTTGGTGATAAGCTTCAGGCAGCAGGAGAAGAAACGCTTCAGTCCGCCGAAATTGGCGATGTTGCGGGCGTACTCCTCGGTCTTGGAATGCGCCTGATCGGCCATCATCGCACTGGCCGTCGCGGTCTGGTTCTGGAGCTTGTCCGGGTCGAGCCCCATTGCGTCTTCGGAAATCCCGGTACGACGGCGAAGCACCTTGTCGCTGTATTCCAGAATCGGGGCTATCTGCGGCGCGATATACTCCCGCTCGACGGGCTGCACGACAGGCGCGCCCGGCGCGACCGTGCTCTTTGCGAGAATGATCCCGCCAAAAGTCGGGTTAACCACCTCGCCCATCGATGTCGGCTCAATCGAGCCCTGATACACGATCTGCTGAGGATTGATGATCTGGTACATGTTGTCGATGATGCCGCGAAGGCCCATCGTCTTGATCTGCGACATGTCATAGGCATCGTCGTAGATGCAGCCGCCACGCCAGGTGTGCGCACGCGGGTCAGGCACGACGTCAGAGAACGGGAGGTCGTCACCCCATTCCTCGTTCGACAGGATATGCTTCTTGCTGGAGCCGCCGGCCGCGATGATCCGTCGCCGTTCGGCAATTCCGTCCCCGTCATAGTCGATCAGCACATAGCACTCGTACCGCTGGACATATTCGGTCGAATGATCCGGCGGGTTGTCGTCCGCGTCCATCAACTCGTCACGGTCGCGGCGCGCCTGCGTCATCTCGTCCGAATCGAAGGCCGGGATTTCATCCACCTTCGCCTTCGCAAAACCCTCCTTGACGAGTTCAGACCTCGTGACGCGAGAGACATGAGCGCAGAAGCGCACCGTCTCATCGAGCGCCTTGGCTGTACTGTCGATCAGAAATTCCTCGTCCGGGACCGCCGCAGCCCGCAGACGGCCGGATGACTTAATGCGCTTGATCTTCACATCGTGAAGCATCTCAGGCTGCGGGATCGGCAGGCCCATGGCGATGAGCTGTCCCGCCCCGCCAGCCTGATCGATCAGCGCCTGCGCTTCAGCGGGCATCTGGAATGCCGGGTCCGGATACTCGGTATGCTCCAGTTCCTCATGAAAGTCGTCGGCCGACAGAAGCATGTTGTATGCCGCCGTATCGAGGCCGGCAAACTCGTCCGTGGCGTACTCCGGCGTCTTGTCCCACCAGTGCTTCAGGATGCCATTGCCGATCAGGATTCCGTCCGAGAACGCGTCACGAAAGAGCCTGTAGCCGGCGCATTCCTTCATCACGACATAGTTGACGTAATCCGTCGCCTGATCGGCATACTGCTCATGCTCTTCCCGGGTCGGCTCGTATACCGCGACACGATCAGACGAGAAAAACACGCGCAACAGGCTAGGCAGGATGAGCCCGTGCAAGTCCGCAACGTCGCGGCTGACAATCTTCGACCGGCCTTCTACCGGCGGCAGCTCCGGTATCTTGCCGTTGAAATAGTCCAGCGCGGCCTCGCGATGCTTCGCGCGGTCGGTCTGGGTGTAGTTCAGGGCGTCCGCGATCTGCCCGTCTATGACGCGTGCAAGATCATCGTCCGACATCCTGCCGGTACGTCGAGCCATTCAGACTTCCTTGCAATCAGACGATCGAGAGAGGCTTGCGGGTGGGGAGAACGATCTTCGAGCCGGCGGCACGTTCACGAAAGAACCACGCCATGATCAGCGCGTCGGCATCATCGGTGGATGACCCGAGGCGCTTCTTGATATCTTCCTTCGCCTCAACCTGAATCTTGACGCCGCGCAGTTTCCATTTCGGCGCGGTCAATTGCGCCTGCAAACGCACATCCGGCGGTATTTCGATCACCGGATCATTGGAGGGATCGAGGTCTTCACGCAGCCGCCACCAGCTTTCAGCGCGCAAATTCAGAAATTCGAGTTTCTGATCTCTTGTCTTGGCTGCGGTGCCTTCTGACGCCACAAACGGCTCAGCATCTATGCGATGATGCGTCTTCAGATGATCGCGCGCCGATCCTCCCCACCCACCAGTCAGATCGATCGCGATCAGACAATCGTCACGCCGCGTGTTGAGCACCATCAGAGCGACGGACGGACCATCCGGCGTATTCTTTCCCTTTTCGCGCACAAGGGCTTCAAACCGGACGCCGTGCAGCGGCGCAAGCACCGTAGCATCGCCTCCGCCCTGCGCCACATCGACGCCAAGGCAGAGCATCTTCGGCCGTTCTCTGTCTTGGTTCCTGCGCCATCTGTCGTGTGCCAGCAGCAGCCAGTCGGTCGGGATGACCTGATACGGGTCGTCCTCCCTCCCGGCCATAAAGTCGCCATGCAGGAGTTGAGACCGAAGCGGCTCAGGCATCGCATTGATCTGCGCGCGATAGCCGGTGTCCCGAAGATATAGATTGTCATCAAGCTTCGACGGGATGAACGTGCGCGACAGCGCCTCGTACTCGACGCCATCGATCACATGCTTACCAGGGCCGCCCACCCATACGGTGCGGATTTCGCTTCTGTCACCTACCGTGATCGCCCACCGCAGCTCACCGGGCTCCGCAGGATTCGGGAATGCCGGGTCAAGCCAAGGCGCGAACCATTCAACCAGCCATTGACCATCGCCGCCGATCGGCGGGTTGGAGCCAATAACAGCCCTGCATCGGACCCCATCAGCCGACCGGAGCCAACCCAGCACGAAGTTGACCTTGTACGCGGTAAGCTGCGCCCCCTCGTCAAAGCCGATGAAGTCATGCGGCCTGCCTTGCCACGACAGTTCAGAGCCGGGGTTCTCCAGATGCCCGCACTCGATTAGCCGGTTGTCGTCTGTAACGAGACGCTTCTTGTTGCTGTCCGACTTGGCGTTGCTCGGGCTGATTTCGAGCAGGCGGTCCCAGAAGCCCTCCAGATCGGTCGATTGCCGGCGGAAAATAACCGAACGACGATGCTGCGTCAGCGCAAGGCCGCACAGAAGGTCGGATTTGCCGCCGCCCGCCGCGCCGCCGTAGAGCAGGAGATCGGCATCGGAAAAGAAAGCCTCAGTCTGCGGCCCCGGTTGCGGCAGCCACTTTTGCGCCAGCTCCTTTTCAAGCGTCTTGTCGAGGTTCGCCTTATCCTCTGGCGACATCTCAGCCAGAAGGGCTTTCAGGTCAGCAAACCCGTCCACAGGGCTCAGGCCTTACCCGATACTTCTCGCTTGGCCTTCGATGCAAGGAATGCCATGGCCTTGGCGCGGTCCAGATCGGAGACTTCGCGCATTTCGATAGGACCGCCGTTGGGACCGCCAATTTCAATCCGCTGCTTCGGCGCCTGGAGCCTGGCTGCTTTGTCAATGGCATTCACCGCAGCGTTCACTCTCTGCGGGTCAAGATCAACATCTTCGATCACCCGACGCGCCAGTGCGTCCATGCGATCAGCGTACGCTTCAAGCCGGTCGTCCCTCGCGCATGTTAATTTGTCCCGAAATTCGGGCTTTTCCTGACGCCATCGGTAAACGGTGGTGTCAGAAGGCATGTCCGTATCGCCGCACACTGCGAGCACCGAACGCCCTCCGGCAACGCGTCTACAAAACTCTGCTGCAAGCTCAGCGGAATAATCTGTCGGTCTACCTGCTGGCATACCATCACTCAGCGGGCGCACCGCTGCTCCAGTGTAATCGCCGTATTCCTCTGATTGCCCGTGGCGCAATATGATCCGCCCGAAGGCGCCGGGAACCGGCCCACGGTGATGTCTTCCATCTCGATCAGAGGCTAGTCCACTGACGGCTGGCAGCAGTGAGGAGAACGCCGGTCTCCGGTTTTCAGTACCCGCGCACGCGCTCGAAGAAGGTCTCACCTTCAGGATTGGGCGCGAAGCGGTTTCCCTGAGGACGGCCGCCGCCAGTGGCTGCCTTCTTGTCCTTGTCGTCCTTCGTTCCGAGCAGTTGCTTGAGCAGATCGGACTCCGGATCGGTGAAGGCGTCCATGAGCATCTGGCTGATTGAGCCGTCCTTGAAGCCCATGATGTTGGAGGCCTCGGCGGGATTGCTCAACAGCGGATTGCTGTAGTCCCAGAAGCTGCCCGGCATCATGGCCTGATGCATCGTCCCCTGACGCGCCGCCTGCTGCCATGCCGGTACGTTCGTCTGGCCCGGATTGTTCAGCATGCGGTTGAGGTATTCGTCGGTGCCGGCGATGTTCTGCCGGACAGCCTGCATGCCCTGGTTCTGTAGGATCGGATCAAGGTGCTGCGCAACGCCGGCCTGCATGTCGCGGCCAAGAAGCTGCTGGAACTGCGAATTGATCGCCGGGAGTGCGGTGGAGACGTTCTCCTGCGATACGCCCTGCTGCTGGCGGCCGTTCCAGTAGGACGTGTCATCCCCGTTCATCGGGATGCCGAGCGCGGCGTAGATGTCCGCAATGCTGAACGAAGTCGGGGCGAGTGCGTCTGCCATGTCCTGCCTCTACCTCGGTTCCAGCAACGCTGCCGAATAGCGATGTGACAACATCATGATCGCGGTCCCGAGCGGGTGGCGCGTTCCAGCCTCACCTGACCAGCCAGTACCTTGAACACCTTGCTGACTGTATGTCGCGTAGGCGATCCCGATCAGACGTCCGCTCTTGGCCTCATCCAGCAGCCGTTCAAGCTCGTTGACGATATCCGCACTCGGTTCGTCTGGGGCCCGCCCGCCATGAATGGTTGAGATGGATGCGACCATTGTCGATTCCGATTCCAGCTTCGAGGTGCTATCCTCGCCGGGTGAAACTCTTCCTCGCCGCCCTGCTCCTGCTCACCGCACCAGCCTTTGCCGGCGACATCGTTGGCAGAGCCGATGTGGTGGACGGGGATACGATCTCCATCCACGGCACGCGGATCAGGCTCGACGGCGTGGACGCGCCTGAGAGCAGCCAGTATTGCCGGGATGCGCAGGACCGCGATTATCCATGTGGCCGTATCAGTGCCGATGCTCTGGACTCATTCCTCGCCGCGTCGAGGCCGACAAGTTGCCGCCAGGTCGATACCGATCGCTACGGGCGCGTTGTCGCCGAATGCCTCAGGGCCGATGGCAAGTCAGTCAACGCGTGGCTCGTGCTCAACGGCTTTGCGATTGACTTCAGGCGCTACAGCAGAGGCAGGTATCTGCCAGAGCAATCCGAGGCCCAGCGCCACAAACGCGGCGTCTGGCGCGGGACGTTCGTCAACCCGGATGATTACCGCCGCGTGAAGCGGGGGAGTTAGCCGCCGTCCTGATTTGCTGCGAGGGCCGGGGCGCAACTCCCGACTTTCAAGCGGGGCCGGGACCACGCTGTCCCGGTTCTTCGCTCGGCCTGCGTGAAGCCGCCTCGCATCTGTTGCCCGCAGTGGGCGGGTGAATGGTGAGAATCAAAAAGCCTAATTATATACTTGACAAAAGTAACGCCTTGGAAGATAACCGAACCAAGGAGTTACGCAGATGACCGACCTTCAGAACCCCATTTTCCACGACGAGGACAAGGCCCGCGAAGCTTTGGAGGCGGTGCGCTGGCCGAATGGCCCGATCTGCCCGCACTGTGGCAACGTGCGCCCCGACACCATGCCGGTCGTGCACGGCAAGAAGCACTCGCACCGCCCCGGTCTGCGTTACTGCAACGAATGCAAGTCAACGTTCACCGTTACGGTCGGCACCGTGTTTGAGCGCTCCAAAGTCCCGCTGTCGAAGTGGTGGCTGGCAACGCATCTGATGGGTGCTTCTAAGAAGGGCATGTCGGCGCACCAGCTCCACCGCATGCTTGGCGTCACCTACAAGACGGCTTGGTTCATGGCGCACCGCATCCGCGAAGCCATGAAGGAGGACGTGAAGTCATCCGGTCCCATCGGCGGCGAAGGCAAGACCGTAGAGGCCGACGAGACTTACATCGGGAAGCGCGAGACGCCCCGCGAATATGCCCGCCCTCGCGCCCGCAAGAACTGGAAGCCTACCAAGTCGGGCAAGGCTGGCGGCGCTCAGAAGCGCGTTGTCGTCGGTCTGGTCGAGCGCGGTGGCAAGGTTCGCACCTTCCATTTGAACAACGCCACGAAGGACACGGTTCGCGAGGTTCTGGTGCGTAACGTGCCGCGCACCTCCACCCTCTACACCGATGAATCCCGCCTCTACACCCTGACCGGCGACGAATACGCAAAGCACCGCACGGTGAAGCACTCAGGTGGCGAATACGCCCGTCGCGAGGGTGAAGTCGTGGTTCACACCAACACGATTGAGAACGTGTTCTCAGTCTTCAAGCGCGGCATGGTTGGCGTCTATCAGCATTGCGGCGAAGCGCATTTGCACCGCTACCTTGCCGAGTTCGATTTCAGGTACAACCGCCGCACAGCCCTCGGCTTCACGGACCAGATGCGCGTCGATGCCATCATGCAGGCCGTCGAAGGCAAGCGCCTGACCTATCGAAGCGCTCACTAAGGCAAAGACGCCGCGCCAGAAAGCGTTGAAGCTGCTTCGCAAGCGCAGGAAAAAAACCTAGCATCTCCCTGTTTCGAACTTGGGAG